GAAGAGAAACCACCTTTACACCCAGCCATGGGGGAACCGCGTCGCGCGTGTCGACATTGAATGGTGTAGCGACTGGCTCGCCGCACGCCGGCGTGAAATGGAGGTTGTGGCCGCGGATCACCCACTCCACAACAAGATGATCTATGAGCCGGCCGCCGTCGGAACATCGCAGCACGACGGGCCGCCCCGCGGCGACGGCCTGACCTGCCCCACCTGCGGCCTCCCGAAGGAGAGCCGGAAGCACGCCTATTGCCGCTCCTGCACGTCGGCCTACCAGCGCGAGCGTCGGATCGCGAAGGGCTGGGTTCCGAAGCGGCGCAGCCAGTCTGTCGTCTGCCCGCGGTGTCGGGGCCCGAAGTCCGGTGCCCGCGCCTACTGCAGCGAGTGCAAGCGGCAGGTCAGCCAAGAAGCGCGGGATCGCGGGAGAGTTTAACGCTCTGTTAAGGTATTAAGGTGACGTTCCCTGAATGAACAAGACCCCGGTGCGTTTGATCCCTAAGGCGGAACTCGAACGACAACGCCTGATCGCCGAGGCCCGCGCCATCTACCAGAGTATCTTCCCGGACACCCCCAAGGAGAACGTGCATGAAACTGGTCGCACCCGGACTGATCAAACTGACGTGGCTCGAATGGGAGCAGCACACCGACGGCATCGAGGGCCTCGGCCTTAGCTGGTGGCAGCACCCGCTCAAGCATATCCAGCACTGGTTCTGCGGCACCTTCCTAGGCCACACCACCGGCGTCGCATTGGATGAGTTCGTGAAGCCGGATCAGGTCATCCGGGTCGCCTCGCTGAGCGATGGGGAGATCGACGAGCTTATGAATGCGCCGCCGCAGGCCGCGCGCGAAACAAAATGGAGCGGGCTATGATCGATCAAGGCGAAGCATGGGTCCTCTGCACCGGCATGGTGTGCCTTACCATCCTGATCATCTGGGCCGGAGGCCGCTTCCTATGAGCACCGCCATCACCGTAGGCGACGTCGTTCACGTCGCGGAAGTCATCGGGGGCTTCGTCTTCGTGATCGCGTTCTTCGTTGCGATCGTCTACATCCTCAACCCATTCCGATCGGGGCACTGATGCCATACTTCGCAACCCCCTCGCCATATCGCTGTGCCGACGCCGGCCGCTGTAACAAGTGCTTCGCCCCGCTCGACCCCGACGGCATCTGCCGCCAGCCGCACGCCACCACCTCTCTGCCGCCGATGGTCGAGCAGGGTGCCCCCAAATGCGATCTGCAGCGCGATCCCTTAAGCTGGCTGGGTAAGTCGCACGTCGGCAACCTTGCTAGGTCGGCATGAAGCGGTTCAACCCCAAGGTCGGCGATCTCGTCTATATGCGCTGGGACGACCACTGCTCCTACACCAACAAGGGGTGGCAGGCGATGTCGTCCGTCAAGGACACTCTGGTGCCGCGCTCGATCTGCGAGACCGTCGGCTTCGTCGTCGACGTCACCCCGGCCGCCGTCACCACGAGCGCGAGCCTGTCGTTCCAGTCCGACGGCGACGACAACGTCGGTCAGGTCAGCACTCGCCTGCGTAACAACATCACGCACGCAAAAGTGATCGCGCGATTTCCGCGCCCGAAGGACGCGTGATGCCAGATATACCTTTTGAGTTGGCCGCGCAGGCCGCGCGCCTGATCGTCATCGCCACCTGCATCGCCGCCGGGCTGCTGTTCGCCGAGCACCACTTCGACACCAAGCCACGCAACCCGTGGAAGCGCCGCAAGTAATCATCGTCAACCGTCTATTAAGGAGCCCCCGATATGTTCGAGTGGATCAAGGAGACCGAGGAGCTTCTCTTCGGCGGTAAGCTGCAATATGTCAGCGATCGACAACTCTTTCACCACCTGCTCAAAGGAATGCACCACATGGCACTTGACCTCACCAAGCTGAACGCCTCCGTCGCCCGCCTCTCTGGGGACGTCGATCACCTGATCGCCGCCCTGCCCGACCCGGCGAAGGCCGCGGCGGATCAGGCTGCGGTCGATGCCGTCGCCGGCACCCTTGACGGCGTCTCCGCGAAAGCAGAGACTGCTGCTCCTGCGCCGCCGGCCCCTGCCCAACCGGCAGCGTAGGCACTAGGACATCACGCAAGGAGGCCCCGAGGGTAATGCTTCGGGGCCTTCGGCGTTTGTTAACGATCGCACGATATCGTTACCGTGGGCTCGCCGCTGCCTACGGTGTTTGCACGGACACCACCATTGGGGGTCAGGCGGGGGCGAGCCTACTAGCCTTCGACCAAAAGCTGCTTGACAGTTCTGAAAATCTTAACTTATGCTCAGCGGTCGACCACCGGGGAGCATCACCTCCATGTCAGCCAGCCTCGCCACCGAGTTACCAGTTTCCGCCCCAGTTGAGGCCGCCGAGGGTGTCGCCATCCGGCTCGCCGACGAGGGCATCCCAGTCCGGGCCATCGCCCGAGCCATCAAGGTGGCAAGCGAAGACGTCTACGAGATGCTGCGCACCGCCCTCTTCGAGGGTAAGTTAATCTCCCTCCCCAAGGACGACTGGCCACCGGGATCGCCACGCGCGAACCGTTCACAAGCGGATCACAATATCTTGAACGACGAGGAGCAGGTCAAGTTTCTCTGCTCCATCAAGTTCAAGACCACGAGGCTCCAGTCGGCGCTCTTAGCTACCATCCTCAAGCGCCAGCAAGTCTCCAAACAAACCTTGCACGACGTGATTGAACACACGCGGCTAACATACGGGACGAACAAGGAACCGACCGACCAGAAGATGGTCGATGTCATGGTTTGCCACCTCCGCAAAAAACTCAAGCCTTTCAGCTTCGATATCCTCACCGTGTGGGGTACGGGCTATCGCATGGATGCGGCACACCGGGAAGCTGCGCTGATCATGCTGGCCGCTGTTGCCGCCGGCGGAGGAACTGCCTGATGCCCGCCGACCCGCTCGTCGACGAAGAGTTCATGGTCGAAGCTCTCTCCACCAAGGTCTCGCCGCAGACGATCGCGCGGCTGCAGACCGGGGCGATGATGCTTCTCATTGACGCCTACGACCGCCAAACCACCCGCTATGAGTTCGCGCAGATCGCCGACGTCGCGGTGAAGGCCTACGCGCAGAGCGCCAAGCTCTGGCTGATGACGAACATCAAGGAGGCCAGCGACGGCGGATATCTCGACGCCGATCAGGTCGACGAGGCCCAGATCGCCCTGATCGCCGATGTTGCCGATAAGACACACGCCGCCCGCGATCTCGCCCGCCTCCTCAAACAGTGCCCCCGGAAAGAAGACAAGGTCCACTGATGGACGAGCAGGTCGACACAGGCTTCGCGGCGGTCCTCACCAACCCGAACGCGGTGTGGAAACCCTCCGAGGATGTTACCGCCACGGTAACAGGACCCACGGGGCTGACCGCCGACGGTGTCCAAGCCGCCAAGGCGCTTCTCGCACTCCCCATTCTCACGGGTCCCACGCTGGCGCGGCTGGCCCGCGAGCTTGCCATGGACATCCGGGCCACGCTGGAAATCCTCAGGGATTACAACCTCAACAAGGTGCAGTATGAGTTCCTGCGGGACAACAACGAGTTCTTCAAAGCGGCGCTCACCGCTTCCACCATTGAGTGGAACAGCGCGATGTCCACGCAAGACCGCATCCGCGCCCAAGCCGCAGCCGCCCTCGAAGACAAACTTCCCGATCTCGCCATCCGAATGGGCAACAAAAGTGAGGGCCTGCCCGGCGTCGTTGAGGCGGCAAAGCTCTTTGCAAAGATCGCTGGAGTTGGCGAGCGCGACGTGGGGGCTGTCGCCTCGGGAGAGAGATTTACGATTACTATCAATCTTGGGGCCGACGAGAAAATTATCGTCGGGTCCTCTCAAGAAGTACCGTCGACGGGTGCAGTTAAGACGGGCGCAGGTCACCTACCAGTCGACGCCGAAGCACAAGATCGTACGCAGGCGCTTCGACCAATCGCCGAAGGGCAAGGAGACAATGCGACGTTTCGACTGCTCACCAAAACGTCAGGCGATCGACCAGCGGTACCGGACGACACCAAAAAATAAGGAACGGCACTTTAGATATTCGCACTCCCAAAAGGGCCACGAACGGGTACGGAGATATTGTGATGGCAGGCGCAAGGAAAACAGTAGACGATCAGCTTCGCGACGCGATGGACATCATCAAGAAGAAGAATGCTGAGCTACTGGACAACAAGCGGGTGATCCAAGGGCTGCAGCGCGCCGAGGACACCGCCGAGAAAATCCGACAGGAGATTTACAACCTCGCGGCGCACACCCCGGAGCCACCACGCTGGCTCTCCGGGAAGGGCGTCAAGAACGGCGCCCGCGGCGGTCCAGTGACCATCTGGTCGGACTTCCACTACGGAGAGCGGGTGTTCCCAGACCAGATCGGGGGCGTCAACGAGTTCAACAACAAGATTTGCAAAGAGCGTTTTAACAAGTTAGTCAATATCACTATCGACCTCTGTGAGAACCACATGGGTCGCGCCAGCGTCAAATACCCGGGCATTGTTGTTTGTCTCGGGGGCGACATGATCTCCGGCGACATCCACGAAGAACTCGCCGAGACCAACGACCGAACCCCCCACCAAGCTGTCAACGACGTCACCGACTTTATCGCCGCCGGCCTCGAACAGATGGCTGACAAGTTCGGCAAGGTGTACGTGCCGTGCGTCGTCGGCAACCACGGCCGCTCGACCAAGAAGATGCGGATGAAGGGAAGGGTCTACACCTCCTTCGACTGGAACATCTACTGCAACCTCGAACGCCACTTCCGCAAGGACCCCCGCGTTAGGTTCGACATCCCCGTCGATGCCGATGCGCACTTCGAGGTGTACGGCCACAGGTTTCTGCTCACGCACGGCGACAGCCTCGGCACCTCTGGTGGCGACGGCATTATTGGGGCGATCGGTCCGATCATGCGCGGCACGTTCAAGGTCGGCCGCAGCGAGGCCGCCATCGGCGCTGAACCTGACTGTGTGTTGATGGGGCACTATCACCAGATGCTCTGGTTGCCACGCGTGATCGTGAACGGCGCGCTCAAAGGCTACGACGAGTACGCGAAGCTCAAGCTGCGTGCCCCCTTCTCGCGGGCGTCGCAGGCGCTGTTCTTCGTGCATCCCGAGCACGGCATCACCGCACGCTGGGAAGTGCTTCTGCAGGGCCACCAGACGGCGCGCGAGACCAAAGAATGGATACGGTGGAAGTGATCTATGGCTGAACTCAACTATACCGCACCCCCCACCTGTTCGCAGTTCATGAAATCGGATGCCTTCGGGCGGCTCCTTGCCGGCCCGGTGGGGTCCGGGAAAACCACGGCCTGCGTCATCGAGTTGCTGAAACGCTCATCGCTGCAAAAGCCGGGCAAGGACGGCATCCGCCACACCCGCCACGCGATCGTGCGGCAGACGTTAAAACAACTGAAAGACACCGTGCTTAAAGATTGTCAGCAGTGGCTCAAGGGCTTTGGTTATTGGAAGGTCTCCGACAACACCTTCCATCTGGAGTTCGACAATGTGCGGTCCGAATGGGTGTTCATCCCGCTGGAAGATGCTGAGGATCAGTCGCGTCTGCTGTCTATGCAGCTTAGTGGCGCGTGGCTGTCAGAGTGTATCGAGATGGACCTCGATGTTCTTGGTCCTATCTCTGGCCGCCTCGGTCGTTATCCTTCTGGTGACGATGGTGTGCCTTCGTGGTATGGCATGGTGGCTGATACAAACTTCCCGACGGAAATGACGCCGTGGCACCAGTTCATGGAGAACGCTCCGCCGAACTGGTCTATCTTCAAGCAGCCGAGCGGGCTCGCGCCGAACGCCGAGAACCTGAACTGGTTGGTGTTGGACGATAAGTCTGCTGCGCTCCCCGTAGATCACCCTGCCCGCCTTGCCAACGGTCGCAAGTACTATGAACGCTTCGTCCAAACCTATGGCGAGGACAGCGACTGGGTGCGCCGCTACGTCAAGGCCCAGTACGGTGACGACCCCGGCGGCGCGGCGGTGTTCAAGAACACGTTCCGCACTGACTTCCATATCGTCGACGACACGATGCCCATCCCGGGCTACCCGCTGCTGGTGGGTCAAGACTTCGGTAGGAACCCATGGTCGCTCATTTGCCAGATGGATCACATGGGGCGTTTGCTTGTGCATCAGGAAGTCCCGGCGACGAACGTAGGGCTGGAGAAGCACATCAACCAGTCGCTGCGCCCCGCCCTGCTT